AAGTTCTCAGCGACTACCTCAGTGACATACACTCTTTGACCTTGCTGATTCTCGTAGCTACGGGTCTGAATGCGTCCAGTAATACCAATCAATGCACCTTTTTTAGTCCAGTTAGCCAAATTCTCGGCTTGCTGACGCCAGATAACGCAGTTAATAAAGTCGGTTTCACGCTCGCCGTTAGCGTCCTTGAAGTTACGGTTAACCGCAAGACTGAATGTAGCTACTGCAATATTGCTGGTCGTGTATTTTAGTTCTGGGTCACGGGTTAGGCGGCCAACTAATACAACGTTATTGATCATGTTTATTTTCCTTTTCTTTATTCTCGATGAAGTCATCCAACGTGGGTTTAGATTTTGGTCTTGACATTAACTTAAATGTGTTTTCAATTCTTCTTCGGTCATACTAGCTATGTTTTGATAGCCGCTGACAGTGTAGTTTTGTTTGTATTCCCAGCCGTTTTCGCTAAGTAAACGTTTAAATCTGTCTTTGTCGTCTGAATCTTCAAAGTAGACTTCAAGTGTCATTTTTTGGCGATAACGTTTTGATTCTGGAATGTTAGCTTCTTCAATTGTTGGCGTATTTTCGATAATTTCGCCTGTTTCTGAATCAACAACTAATGCCGTTGGTGTTGTTTCTACTATTTTTTCTTTTTGCTTTTGTAATTCAGCTTGTCGTAAGGCTTCTTGTTCTTGTCTTTGGCGTTCAGCTTCTTGCTTTTGTAATTCAAAAGCATGGTCTGAGCGAATCTGATCTAACACCTCTGCTAATGTCAGATTTTGAAGCATGCGGATATACGGTTGGTCAGTCATTCCGTACTCTGAACAAAGTCCGGATATGGATTGGGTGGCTTTTTTAAATTCCTCTTGTTTTTGATATTCAAAAGTAACCATGTCGTCTAATGCCTTCATAGTCGCTTTTTTAAGAGTTACACCGTCCGCCATAAAATCGCCATTTTTGATGTATTCCGTTACTTTTCCATCAAAAATGCGAGGGTCAATCATATAGTCGCTGGCTTTGTTAGCTAAATAGCTTTTAACAGTGTCCAATCTCAGTGCTTTTTGATGATTTTCGAACTCTTTCACATCATTTGCGATTTGGTTGATAATGTTTTTAAGAGGTTTCTCTGTTTCCTTGATATATTTTTCAAAATCCGTCGCTGGTTTTGATAACTCGTTCTTGATTTTGATACGTTCGTCTGAAATTTGCTTGGTTAATTTTCGTAATTCAGCCAAGACTTTCTTGTCGTCTTTGATAGTGCCAGCGGTGACTGTGTAATTTTGATACTTAGCAACTACATCAGCAATGCCTTTTTCAAAAACCTCTTGCCCTACAATATCAACTTTGGCTTGTTCAATATTAACTTGTAATTCTTGCATTGTTCGCACCTCGTTAATAGTCGAGAAGTTCGCCTTGAACTGGCTCGTTTTGTGAGTTGGCAACCGGTTGAGAATTGCTTTCACTTGTTTGTTGGAAATGCGTTTGTTCTTGCTTCATTTGTTCGATTTGCGCCAGCTTACGAGCTCTAACATCCTCTTGTGTCTCTTGTGGCGTTACATCCTTGATTCTGTCGAATGTTTCACCGCCGTCATCCTCAGTGTACATACTTCCTAAATCCTCTGGGAAAGCTTCACGTAAGGCATTGACAAGAGCGGTCTTTCTGATCATGGTAGCTGGCATAGCGTTCCAAGTACTTTGTTTTTTGTCGTATTCTTCACGGCTAACAAAAACCTCTACAGGAACTTTAAAATTCTTGCGGTAAACTCTTGCCCAGCCACCGACGAGCGTGTCGTTAGGTAGCAGCAGCGCCCCTTTTTGCTCTACCATATCGCCAGAAGCGTCAACAACTACCACTCCGGCTTCAAAGCCTTCATAGTTTGGGTTTTGTGCTGCACGCTTCAAGAATGCTTCTTTTGAGACAATTAAGCTAAATTCAGCCCCACCATTTTTCTTTTTGTAAGCTACGATATAGACCTCGTTTAGCAATGGGTTGAGGTTACGACCTTTAATCAGCGATAAAGCTTGCCCAACTTGTTTTTCTGTCAACAAATCTTGTGGGTCGTAGTAGCGTTTAATATCTTGAAACGTCCATGCACTTGTATCTGTTGAAATATCCCTTTTGTTTTGTGTTTGTAGTTGATTTGTCATGTCTTTGTCTTCCTTTTTGTTTTGAATGCCTTTATTTCGCATTTTAAGGGGGTGTAGTGCAATTTTAACGGTGTCGTAGTCTATTTATACCACCGAGCAAAACACACGTCTTAAAATCGATTTTAGAGAGGTTTTTCAGTGTGCGCTAAAAATCTGCGTTGATTTCTTAGCGAAATACATATATTCGTTCATTTTCTCTATAAATGAATACAAGTCTAAATCATCCATCATTTTCTGTTTGTGCTCTTTCGAGAATACAAGACCATGAATGCGCTCGTAGTCTTCAAAGAGTTTTAGTTTAACTTCCGTTTCTGTCAAAGCATCATCCTCTTATCTTGTTGTGTCTTGAATTGATAAACATGTTCATTCGTCGTTCCAAGTCCTGTCTTCTTAAAAACCCTTGAATAGACACGCTTTCCATAAGTGCCCATAATGTCCCGTGGACTTAGGTTGGTGGTAATGATAGTTTTGGTACGCTTGTTTAAAATGCTGTACAAGATACCGTTAGACCACTCTGTCACTTTTTCAGTGCCTAAATCGTCGAGCACTAGCCATTCAGCTTCCGAAATGCGTCTGATATATTCAGATTCAAGACTGAAATCCTCTTTGATTTTGGCTAATAGGTCAACCACGTTGATGAATAGCCCCATCTTTTTCGTGTGATCAGACAAAGCTTTAAGTGCTGAATATGCTAGGTGGCTTTTGCCCACTCCAGTATCGCCAATCAAAACAATGTTGTAGCCTTGACCGTCAAGATAGCCTTTAAGTTGATTTCTGACATTCTTCAAGTCTTCTTTCTGTTCTCTGGTTACTGCCTTGTAATTGTCAAAGCTAGCATTCTTCAAATCGTCATCCAGCAAGCTGAAATCTTTGAGGAAGTACAAGCGTTTCTGTTCTTGCTCACGTTCGTACTGCTCTTGTGCTTTGATGGCGTTCTGTTGGTCTTGTTCTTCCCTATGGCACAGCTCACACACTGTGTAGGGTTTTGAGTTCGGAAATTGAATCGTGACATAGGGCCGTTTATGTTTATCGCAATATTTATCGCTAACCGTCATATACTGTCTTCGCATTTGCTTAGCTGTGCTTTCTAAACTCATAAGCATAACCTCTAGTATTTGCTACAAGCTGGGCCAAATTTAACTGGTTGGTCATCAAAACTTTTACGACTGTCAAATTGGCGTTGTTCTTCATCTTGCTGAGCAACGGTATGAACCCCGTTCTGTGCCCAAGCTTTTAAAATAGAGTTGACATAGCCAAATGAGCGTTTTGAATTGTCGGCAGCTCTATCTATGGCACGTTTGACTAACATGATTTCTAACTTATCGAAATCAATATAGCCTTTTAGTTTTTCCATTTGGTAGCCATCAATAGGCCCGATTCGCTCTTGATAATGCTTGAAAATATTAAAATCTGATTGATTGTCAGCAGCAGAAGAAGAAATTTGATCATTTTCTTCTGATTTATCCTCTCTACTGTTAAATTTACTTAAATTATATTTACTTTCATTATCTTTACTTATATTGGGTAAACCAGTGGTTTCCGCTTGGTTTACCAGTGGTTTACCAGTGGTTTCATCGGTGTTTTCTTCTAGTAATTCTTTGTAAATACTAGGAACATACCTATCTTTTCTGACAGTGTTTTGTTCGTGAAAATCAACCACGAAATAGACCATTTCATCATTAAGAGGTTTTACGAATTGTTTGATAACTAAAAGCCCTAGATTATCCTCGTTAGCCCCTATCATTCTGAGGATAGGGAACGCTTCCACCACTCCATCATCGTCGCAATTTTGGATAAGATGGAAATAAAGAGCTTGAGTTTCTAGCGGCAAGCGTAAGAATCGATGTGTTTGAGTGACAGTTTTACTTATCATTCTACGGTTTCCCATTTTTACCTCCTACGTAATGGTATTTTTGATTGTCTGCCATATTTAATGCCTACCCTCCCACCACTGCTAATTATTTAATTACTTGTCTTCTTTGCCGTTGTATTTCTTAAAGCTCAATCCCAAAGTTGTGATGCCTGCTGCAATTACTACCATCCCTAAAGTGCTAGCGATGCCCTCTTTCTCGCCGGTACTTGGTAGAGTACCACCATAAACGGCTGTTTTTGGTGTCTCTTTGCTCACTGGTGCGAGGTTGTAAGATACTGCGACAGATTGTGCCGCTTTTTTATCAACGCTCGTTTTAGGGGCTTTTTCTGGCGTGCTAGGTTTTTCTGGTGTTGGTTCCTCTGGGATGTGCAATTCTGGCAAATCGAGGATAGGTGCATCGTTCGGAACTACTCCCCCTTCGAATGGTGGGAGTTCACGTTCTTCTGGGATTCCCGGAATGCCTCCTTGGAATTCAGGCTTATCGTGTACTGGTGCTTCATTTGGTACTGTGCCTCCGTTCCACTCTGGCTTGTCGTAAACTGGTGCTTCGTTTGGCACCGTTCCAATCGGCTCAGTATACTCCGGCAACTCACGTACTTCCGGAATGCCGGGGATACCACCCTCAAATTCTGGGATGTCAACTTTTGGAGCTTCACGGGGGATTTCAAACGTTGGCTCCGGTTTGTTTTCACCGCTAGCGTCACCACGGCCACCGACAAGCTGCACTTTGGAACTTGAATTACTTGTGCTGCTATCAGCAGTCAGAGTCGCCTTGTTCGTTGGGTTTGTGCTGTCTTTAACCGCTGTCTTCAATCGAGTTTGGTAACCGATATACATGATGCGGTTAAACTCTTTGAATTTGGCGTCAAAACCGTCAGCTCTTACATTCCATGATTCAAGGTAATCTTTTGCTGAATGGTCGATAACAGTCCAATCGAGTGGGTCTTTTACGAAATAGATGTTTTGTGAACCGTCAACAAATTGTTGATTGTTGGACCATGTATCAGATAACACTGCATTGTTAAGGACTTGACGAGCAGTATTTAAGCGTAGTGTCCAGTTAATAATCTGTGGATCATTCTTGTCTTGCCAACCCCATTTTGAAAGCATTTCGTCTGTTGGAATTGGGTTTCCGTCAGCAATTTCAAAGGTCTTAACTGTACCGTTGAAGTTAACGGTAACAGGTTTGCCCGGCTCAACAATGTCAAGCCATTTAGCGTCGAACTTCAACGACATCTTTTTGTTCAATGGATGTTCAGTGAAGTAATTATTGAATGTGGTAGTAATCTTGCGAGCTTGAGCATCAGCGTTCGCTTTACCAACGATATTCTCGTTGTTATAAACGTCGAAATCGAATGATGTTTGAAGCCCAATTTCTTTTGGAAGCTCAGTTACTACCTTGTCGCCCTCATTGATAGGCATGCTATCTGGAAACTCAATATCTTTATACTCGACCTCGAACGGTGAGTATTTGCCAGTGCCATTCGGGAAAGTTACTTCAACGTTTGGGTTCTCAACTGTGATCGTAGTGTCTTGTTTAGTAACCGTTGTAGGCGCTGCTGGAGTATCTGCCACTGGAGTAGTTTCTACTGGAGCTGGTGCTTCCGCAATCGGTTGAGATTCTAATGGTGCTGGTGGAGTAAATACTGGCGTTTCCGTTGCTGGTGCCACTGTTTCAGACGGTGTCACCGTAACGTTTCCGCCGTTATCAGCGGTGTAGACATTAGACACCGCTGGTTGTGTATCCACCACTGGTTGAGCAGTTTCGTCCGCTGATACTGTGCCAGCACCGATAAGCAATGCTGTAGCTAGTGCTAGCGTTCCACAAAGCCCATAGGCTTTTGATTTAGTGAAAGATGGTTTTGCAATTGTTTGTGAAATCATGGTATAATCTCCTTATAGATGTTATTTCTTGCATGGGCCCTAACCCATGCTTTTTTTAGTGCTTCAATCCGCACCCATAGCCCACCGTTTCATGTTTTTTTTATATTTTTTAGAAAGGTATTTGTGTGAAATGTGGGTAAAGTTTATATTTTTTTGGGAAAAGTATAAGTTACACTCCACGGTGAGCCGTGGCTACGGATTGAAAGTTATGTTATTTGCTATATTTCTGTTTAAGTCGTTCTTGTTTTTCTTCGGGTGTCTCAACAACCTCGAAAAAGTATTCTGGCTCTTTAGGCTTCTTTCTGGTTAGCAATTTCTTTAATAGCTTCATGAGTTACCCCACTAGTCTGTCTTCTGGTAGCCCATGATCTAGGTTGTAACGTCTGGCCTTAGCTGTGTAAGATTCCCATCGTGGGACTACGTAAGTTTCAGTTTCTTGCTTTTTGTTTGACCAAATCCATCCGAATAGTTTCATTTTTGTTTCTCCTTCTTGATTAAAATACACGGACACCACGCTCAGCCCATTTGTCAACTAGACGTTGTTGAGCGTCCCCGTTGTACCCGCAAATATGGAACGCCAAACCAAGGTTTTTTTCGCTATGGCGTTTATTGATGAGTTCTTCTTTGTAAGCCTCTGCAAATGCTTTGACTTCATCCAAATCTTCACCGCATGGGTAGAACAACCAGTCGCCGTCTACCACAACATGCCAGTTGTTTCCCAAAACTGTCTGGATTTTTTTATATTCAAATTTAGCCATTTTGTTTTCCTTTCTTTCCCTAACCGCACTAGCTCACTGTTGCGGCTAGGGTTATGTGCTAGGCAATCTCTTGCCAATTGTTATTAAACCAATCTCTGACGGCGTCCCGTGGGTATCTGATTTGACTCCCTCGACCTTTGTCGATTTTAGGGAAACCGTCAAGGTTGGTTATCCTTAAAAATTCTGTGTAGTTGCCAATTCCTAGCATTGACTGACACTGTTTAGCAGTTAAAATCATGGGTAGCGTTTCGTCTAAGTCAAACGCTTTTGTTTTGTCTGCTATCACTGCCGTTAGCATGCTATCGAACTGGTCAGCTAGCGGTTTGAATGGGTTGTCCATAAGCGTTACCCGATTTCTTTCAATCCATTCTCAAGAGCGATAAGCTCTTTTTGTTTTGGTGTCTCACGAATTTCAAACGGTGTGAAATCGTCATAAGATAAATTTTCCAAGAATTGGATTGCTTTCTTAGCTTCAACGTGCTTGATATTAGTGTATTTAGTCACGTTAAAGGCTTTCTTCAAGCGTGAATACATCAAGCGGATAAACTGACCTTTTTTCGATGCGAACAAGTTATCACTTGGATGTGTTTTCTGTTCTTCAAAGTAGAAATCAGCAAACACTCCAGCTTTTCGAAAAACAACGCTCTTGATTTTAGTAGCTTCACCGTCATCGATATGGACTTTCTTGTTAACTTCTTCGACAAGCAACTCAATGTCAGTGAGTTTTTGATTTGTCTTTTTAACATTTCTGTCCATTTCTTCCTTGATTCCGATAACTTCTTCCAAAAGCTGTTGGTTGACGGTGCTTTGTGCCACAAGGTTCATCGCTTGTTTTTTCTGCATTTCAACCGTTTCAGCGAGTAGAGTTTCTTTTTTCTTATTGTTCTTTTTCTTACTCATTGATGATTTCTCCTTCTATGATTGTTCTTCCATTCTCTGGAATGATTTTGTTCATTTCGTCAATCCAGTTTTCTGTTAGTGTCAAGATGTCTCTGAGCTTTTCAATCTGGGCATCCTTGCCAATCCCTTGGATAAGGGTTTTAAATCTGAGTGGTGCCATTTCTTCGTCAAAGAAAGTTTCAAACTTGGTTACGAGCTTACTTAGGTTAAAGATATTAGAAACACTGTTTTCTAGCTTTTCTTTATCAGCTCGTAAGTGTTCGATTGATTCTTTCAAAGCTAGTGCTTCCGAGGTTTCTTTCTCGAGCATTTCATAAGACGCTTCTTTAAGTCGCAAACTTCTTTTGACTGAATCAAGCTCGTCTGATAGGTCTTTGTTCTTGCCTAGTAGTTGCTTGTTAAGGTCTTGTGTTGCTTGGTAATCTTGTGGAATGATTTCCTTTTCGATTACTTTCTCGGTTGTCTTGGTTTGTTTAACACGTTCCAACTCGCCCTTGACCGCTTCTAGTGCTTGGTCTTTGAGTTTTAGGCGACGCTCAAGCTCTTTATATTCTTTGTGAGTTGTGACATCGCCGTTGAAAACCGCTTGATTAGCATCTTCTAACGCTGAATTTTTAGCCATCTCAAATTGCAGCGATTTAGGGACGCTATCAAATATCTCTTTTTTAGGTTTGTTCAGATTCTGAACAAACTTATATGAGTTGATATAGTTATATGCGTTTGTTCTTGAAAAACCTTGGCTTTCTACCCATTTGCTGAATAAGCCATCTCCATAACTCGACAACTCTTGTTGTGCTTTGTAAAAAATCTCACCAACAATAACTTGATAATTTTTATACACGCCATCAAGTTGTTCGCTCAACGCTTTCAGCACTTTTGAAGAATCTGGACTGACTACGTCGTAGTTAAAATCTTCAACGTTTGATAATGCTATTTCTTGCATTTACTTTTCCTTTCTAAATTTGGTTTTCACACCACGCGCAATCCGATATAATAATTTCAGAAAGGGGGTGATTATATGGATAATTTAACGAATGACGCAAAATATCTTTTAATCTCAATGTATGCAAGATATCTTGAAAGACGCAAAGATGAAAATTCTAAAAAGGAAGCCAGAAATTTTCAAGGCATTGATTTTATCAAAGAAAACATTATGCCCGAATGGTCTGAAGAAGATATTCTTGATACTTGTTTTGAGTTAAAACGTCATGGTTATCTTAGCGGTCTAGCTGGCAATAATACTCTTTATCACATCTGTCTTACTACCGAAGCCATTGCAGCGCTCGAACTAAAATTTAAAGAACCTACTCTCAAAGAGAGAATTGAAAGTGTTCTTGACTTTGCAGCTAAGATTAAATCCGTTATTCCTTTTGTTTAGCTTTGTCAGCTAATGCTTTTTCTTTTAAAACATTAAGACCGAATGGATCTTCTTTGATTTCCAAGCAAGTTTTTTCGATCTGTTCAGCTTGGTTGATAAGTATTTCACGGTCTTTGTTTCTTGCCTTGAGTTCTGCGTCGATAGACTCAAGGCTTTTTGCGATGCGTTCTAATATTTCGTTCACTCTTGCTCCTTTCATAATTTTAATTATTTAGTTCAAGTTCTTGAACTTTATAGTTAAAAAAATATTCAACTATCTCATCTTGTGAGATTTCTAATAGTTCAACCGCTTTTACAATTTCGTCTTGTTTCCACTTCGCTTTACCGTTGATCTTGAATGAAAACCTTGAGGGAGTTAAGCCGATAGCTTTTGCAAAAGCTTCTTGCGTCCCGTATTTTTCTTTAATACGACCCTTTAATTTAGCGTAATTAAATCTCATTGAGTTCTCCTTTCTAAGTTCAATCTCTTGAACTTTATGGTTTTATTTTAATCCTTCTCTTTTTATTTGTCAACAGTTTTTGTTCAATTTTTTGAACTTTTTTTATTTTTTCTTGAACTTTTGTATTTTCTACTATATAATGAATCCATAAAGGAAAAAGGTAAAGAATATGAAAAATACTACTGCTACACGCTTGCAACAAGTGATGAACGAACGAAATTTAAAGCAAGTTGACGTAATTTCCCTTTCGAAAGTGCATCAAAAGGAATTGGGCGTAAAACTTGGAAAGAGTGCTTTGTCTCAATACATCAACGGGAAATCAACACCAGACCAAGAAAAGTTAGTGCTACTTGCTAGAACGTTGGGAGTATCTGAAGCATGGCTCATGGGGTACGATGTCCCTATGACGAAAGAACAACCACAACCAACCAACACCCATGACATAGACAGCATTATTGACAACGCCATGATGTTCGATGGTAAACCGCTGACGGACGATGATAAGCGGGCAATCCGTGGCATAATCGCCGGCTATATGAGTAGCAAAGAGAAGTGAGGTGCTATGACTGAAAGTGAATTGCTTGAGCAGTTCAATGTCTCTATCTGTGAGTTCAGCTCTAGTCAATGGTCCAGAAATGGCTTTATCGACCCCATAAACAGGGTTGTTTACATCAACGGGGATTTAGACCCAGAAATACGTTTGAAGGTCATTTTACATGAATTGGGCCACCTAGAACACAACTCTAAAGACTATGAGCGTTTGCATGAAAAATATGAAGCTCAAGCAAATAGAAATATGATCCACGAGTTACTGGTTGATTATTTAAAATCTACTGATATCTACGATTTTAATTGGGTTCGCTTCGCTGCACAGTATGATATTTCAACGACTTGGGGCGAAGCGATGATACAAGATGAATTTAGGAAAATTCAGCAAACGGTTATTTAAAAAAAAGGAGAAAATGAAAATGAAAATGGATGATGTTAGAAATGTACCTACTTACTTGAAATTCGAAACAACTTTTGGCTGTACTTTTTGTGGGCTTATTTTAGGTTTTATCTTCCCTCCTTTTTGGTTATTAATGTTTGTGGGTATTGCTTTACTGTTCGCACGACTTTTTTGGGAGATAAAACATCCTATGACCAAAGAGCAAAAAGAACAATCAAAAATAGAACAAGCAAAAGCGAAAGAGGAATTTCGACAAGCGAAAGAGGACTTGAAAGAGGAATTTCGACAAGCAAGAGCTGTAAAATGCCCTCATTGCAAAAGTACGGACGTTGAATTTATGGTACAGCAAAGAAAAGCTTTCTCAATTGGTAAAGCCGCAGCTGGAACTGTTATGACTGGCGGTGTTGGTGCTCTAGCTGGTTTTGCTGGCAAGAAGGGTAAAAAAGAGTGGCACTGCAAGAACTGTGGTGCAGTCTTTGCCACTAAATAAAAAATAAAACAAAAAAATCCCTGCACTCTCCATCGCCAAACTTTGAGTGTAGGGATTATCTATACAAGAGGACTAAACAATGGCATCATACAGAAAACGGGAAAACGGTTGGGAGTATCGAATAAACTACTATGATTCGACTGGGAAACGCAAACCAAAGTCAAAGGGTGGTTTTAGGACGAAATCTGAAGCTATCAAGGCTGCTGCTGAGATGGAGCTAAAAATACAAGACGGCTTGAATGTAGATGAAGATATCACTCTATACGCTTATTTTAAGCAGTGGTGTGAAGTTTATAAGAAACCCACCGTTTCCAAGATAACTTACAAGGCATACATCAACACTCAACGCAAGATAGAATTATTCTTTGGTGATAAGAAACTAAAATCTGTTACTGCCACACAATACCAACGTGTGTTGAATAGCTATGCTAAAACTCACGCCCAAGATACTGTCGAGCGTTTCAATGTCCATGTTAAATCATGCGTCGAAATGGCAGTGCATGAAGGATACATCAAGCGTAACTTTTGTAAGTTCGCTAAAATCAACGCAAAAAATAAAGGGCGTGATATCGAAACGAAATTCCTAGAGGTCGAAGAATACGAGCGATTGATCTACGAGACAAGCAAGCATCCAGAATATGCGTCTTATGCAGCACTCTATATTATCGCCAAAACTGGTATCCGTTTTGCTGAGTGTTTAGGGCTGACAGTGGACGATATCAACCGAGAAACTGGCATGTTATCAGTCAATAAGACGTGGGACTATAAAAATAATACTGGGTTCTTGCCCACAAAAACAAAAAGCAGTATCCGAGAGATACCGCTTGATGATGACTTTATAAATTTTATCGACCAACTGCCACCTACTGAAGATGGTAGACTACTGCCTTCACTATCCAACAATGCCGTCAATAAAACCTTACGGAAAATCATTGGGCGTGAAGTACGTGTCCACTCGTTAAGGCACACTTACGCCAGCTATTTAATAGCCCACGATATTGATTTAATTTCTGTATCGCAAGTTTTAGGGCATGAGAATCTAAATATAACGCTAGAGGTTTACGCCCACCAATTGCAAGAGCAAAAATCACGAAACGATGAAAAGATAAAACAAATGTGGACAGAATGTGGACAAAATGCTTTAAACCCGCATGGTTAAAGGCTTAAAAATGTCCCCTGCCGGAATCGAACCAGCAACGACTCCTTAGGAGGGAGTTGTTATATCC